TTCCTCTTCCTCTTCCTCTTCCTCTTCCTCTTCCTCTTCCTCTTCCTCTTCCTCTTCCTCTTCCTCTTCCTCTTCGCCTGTCTCATGAGTATCGTCATGACTTATCAATATTCTGGTCGGCGCCTTAGTTTCAACGTCAGATTCCTCTAATTCATAGACAATATGCGGTTTATCTTCATCATTCACCGCACTCGTTAAATCAATTGGCTCTTGTTTAATTACTACACCACTCGACTTAAACTGATTACTACCCGTCGGTCCATTCGATACAACATCCAATTTACTGCCCAAATGTAAAATCACACGGTTTAAAACAGCCGCATCCCGTTCATATTTAGCAATCCTCTTGTTCAACTTCCGAACAAGAGGCGACTTTTGCATAAAGTCATAATTTGCTCGTAAAGCAGCAAGTTCAGTTTCGGAAACACGAGTAGTCATTTTACGTAAAACGTATAGTTGAAATATTTATTGCTCTATCCGAATCTTTAAGCACTTTCAATTTTATTGATTCGACAAATGAAATCTGGTCACAAAAAAATACAATATAATGTGTATTGAGTGCATTTACTCGTTACGTATTTCATTCAACGTGCAATACTGGTTCTCTAAGCATGTAGCAACATATTCATTCACCCAACTATGCATATTGATAATCGTACAGTCGTCGTTAGGTATATTATCCCCAATTATATTCCGCTGTTTTGTAAGATAGTTCTCTAACCACAACTCACATGATTTGATATGCGGTATATATTTATTTTTTAAGGTAACGTACTTATGTAGTATTCCATGATGTAGCGATGACAAATTTACATCCGCCATACGTTCTATTTTATCAACATATTGTTCTAATTCTTTCCGTTTCAGTTTCAAACGAAACAGCGGCTCGTAATATATCGCCCATGTATTATTTGACTCCATTTTGTATTGTTATTATGGTTATCATAATAACAAATCTATTCAATTTTATGCGGCAATACCAAACTGCTCGCGCATTATCTCGGTTTTGCTCGCACCCTTTTGTTTTTCACCCTGACGTTTTACTTTATATACCCCCCCCGCCTGTGTAGCATTACCCTTACTTCCGCCATATACGCCAGCAACAAAATCATCTGTATCTTCGTGCAATTCCGGTAAAATCCGGGTCAATGGTTTATCTACAACTAACAACATATGCCCACTATTCAACAGTTTTCGATATTCCTGAATACTCAAATTCCCATAAAACTTATCGAGTAGATAATACGGGTTAGGTGCAGGTTTAATGTTATTTGTGAAATCATAAACTTTGCTGTAAATCCGATTCAGTAAATGATATCGCTCAAATTTGGTAGAATCGTCCAAATTCTCCTTCATTAAATATCCAACCGCACATTCTGGTCGGCAAAATGATCCATACCCACAGATTTCACCATCCATTTCGTATTTCGGAATGAAACAAGGTGGATTATCAAAATCATACGTGCACCAAAAACATGCCGACTTCTTTTCGTTCATACTATTTTTATACAAATCCAACTTCAATTGCTTTAATTTCATATTAATTTCCCGAATATTGGTGGTGTCCGTATTCTCTGAAACAGTCGCGTCAATTGCAGGGTTTAACCGACCGGTCTTATTATATGCAAACGTTTCCGGTTGCGTTGTATTATTATAATTCGAAAAATGGGCAGAATCTATATTATCATAAGTCATAATTTCGGGCGGAGCGGTTGCGTTATAATCAAGAGGATTCGAAATAAACAATGTCGGCTGTCGCTGCAACAAATCTTTCGTTGAACATTTTAAATGTAAAATTACATTCGCAACTGGAGGCGAAATATCTGCATCGCCGGATACCTTCGCGATCAATTTACCACCCTTTGGCTTGCGCCCACGTTTCTTTACATCCGCGGGCGGTTCTTCAATGACCATTTGAATATTATTATTAATTGGCGTATCCGTTAAAATACTACCAGTTTCGACCGATGCGCCAGTTTTCTTGCGAGATTTTTTTATGGGCGTGTTAGACATAGTGTTCTATAATGCAAAAAATACGTATTTTTGTTTATATTCTTTTAATAATGTGTTTAGCAGGCCGAGTTATAACACTTGCGACAAAGCGGTTTATAATTATCGGTACCAATCACAACTTGACCCACCTCATTGGTGATTCGTTTTGAAAACAATGCGGACCGGCCGTTTTTGCAATAAGCGCACAATGCGTGTAGTTTGGTTACTTTATCGCAATACGGAATTAAATCCAGAACTTCGCCGAATTTATTACGCTTGAAATCGCCATCCAATGCGGATATATAAATCGACTTTTTATGTATTTCAACAAGTTCGACTACAACAGCATTTAGGTCTGGAAAGAACTGACCTTCGTTAATTAAGATTACATCTGCTTTTTGCAATTCCGGCAAAATATGTGTTAATGTCGAACATTGAATGCATGGAATCATTGTCTTGTCGTGAGTAGAAAGCATCGTATCGTGGTAGCGTTTGTCTCCATCATAATTCACTACGGCAATTTGTTTCCCTATATAGGAATATTTTTTATAAACCTGTACAAGCTGTGTTGTTTTGCCCGAAAACATGGATCCCAACCATAATTCCAAGTACCCGTCGTCATGGTTATTAATTGTAGTCATATTAATAGATACGTGTATATATAGTGTATCGGATCAATCTCTTAAATCAATTTTGTATTTTTCAATAAAATGACTTATAAGCTTATCGATATATATTCAAAATGCAAGCAAATCAAATAGACCCATGCGATCAGTCCATTCCATGGGTGGAAAAATACAGACCAACCCAATTCGATAATATTGTACTGGATCCAACAAATAAAACATTATTCAAGCAAATTCTGAAAAAGGGGTATTTCCCGAACCTTTTATTTTATGGTCCTCCGGGAACCGGTAAAACTACAACTGTAATTAATCTTGTTCAAACATATCAATCTATATATTCGCGTATAAATCGGAGCAATGTAATACATTTAAATGCATCTGATGAGCGCGGAATAGATATTATACGAAATCAAATACAGTCGTTTGTCCGGTCAAATAATCTATTTGAAATCGGGTTTAAATTTGTGATATTGGACGAAGTCGATTATATGACTAAAAATGCACAGCATGCGTTAAAATATTTAATTCAAACTACGACGACCAATGTCCGATTTTGTTTAATTTGCAATTATATTAGTAAAATCGACGACTCTCTCAAAAACGAATTCATAACAGTGCGCTTTAACCAACTACCCAAAAGCGATATTCATAACTTTATCAAAATCATTGCACAAAAGGAGAGGCTGCAAATTGACGACGACGCCATAAATGTGGTTCAAAGCATGTACAATTCAGATATACGCAGTATGATTAATTTTCTCCAATTAAATCAAAATTTCCAGCTTCATGATTGGAATACCAGTATTATTGGATCATCTGTATTGCATGAATTACATTCAAAAATATGTAGTGAACAGGACAATCATATTATATTGCGCCATATACACAATATTAGTTCTCAGTATAATATCGATAAGCACAAAATTCTGATGGAATACTTTAATTTTTTGATACACACAAAACACCAATGTTTGAACGGCAACGTATTAGATATGATACAAAACATTGTTCATAATACGTTCGCAAATATTGACGACAATCTGAATTATTTTATTTGTAAGCGCACATGTATAAGTGCGAATATCGCGTAATAATCATATACAACACATTTTAATCTGTTGCATATCCATTTTATACCTTTTCAACACGCATGCGCAAATTATGCATAAATCCTCCACCAGGAGGTGATGCAGACATGTGCGATGGGTCGAATGATGCCATCGACGCTAAACACTCATTTGACGTGTTTTTAACGTTTTTAACACGCGGTTTTTCAACAACGACCTTTTTGGGAAAATCGACCGACGTAGTTGCGCGCGGGTTATTCGATGAGGATAACGCGATTGATAACATGTTATATATTCCATATAAAATAATCTAGGATAGTTGTAATATAATAAAATTGAAACCATTTAAAGTCGGCATGTAAGTCAATATAGTATTACTGAAATAAAATGAGTATTGATGATGAATGGACCAGTTTCTTAATGGACTCACATGTTGCGCCACATATGAGGCACGAAACGGCAAAACCTTCATACGACCGTCCGCTGTGTAAATCGGACGAACTGCTCCAAACCGGGCTAAAATGTGTGCCTGAACAAATACCGGACACCATAGATAATGCGGCGGACAAAATGCCTAAATGTGAAGAGTTATACATTTCAACCAAAACGAAGGTATTGTTTCTCAATCAAGAAATAGACATCCATTCTATCTTCTGGGATATACCGATTACTGAATATTGGCGTCCAAATTCCGGGGTTGTTAAAAAGCAAATGAAAATTGTCTCGAATACCCCCGAAGAATATGAACAATACACAAAAAAGCTCGTGAATATTCCATATTTTACCGAGCATATAATCAAACAAATCAACAATCCGAATGCGCGACGCAACAAGTTTAAGGATGAACGTAAAATTACCGTCGGTATTTCAAAAAAGGATATTATGAACTGTCGGGGTAAAGTAAAAAACGCATTCTACAATTGCTTCGCTATGATCTTGCGCTTCATTCATGGTCACAATTTTCATGAAATACACGTCAAAATATTCAATACCGGCAAAATGGAAATCCCGGGCATTCTTAATATGGATTTGCTAAATACCGTAAAAAAAATGATATTGGAGGTATTGTCACCAATTAACCCGGAAGGGAATGCTGAATTGGCGTTTGTCGACAACGAAAAGGAGGATAGTGTTCTTATTAATTCAAATTTCAATTGTGGATTTTACATCAATCGTGAAAAACTATATTCCATTCTTCGCGGCCCGGCATATAATATAGAAACGGCGTATGACCCATGCAGTTATCCTGGAGTAAAATGCAAGTTTTACTTCAATCATGAACATGGATTTGATATTGAAAAGCAAAAGGGTCGCATTGGCGACGAAGACCGCTTGCAAAAAATGAGTGAGCTTGGCGACAATAAAAAATACACAGAGGTCTCGTTTATGATATTTCGTACAGGCAGCTGCTTAATCGTTGGTAATTGCTCAGAAGAAGTATTGCATTTCATATTTGGATTTATCAAAAATATTCTACGTGCCGAATATAGACAAATTTATTCTCATTCGGAGGACACCAGCGTTCGGGTGAAAAAACAAAAGCTACGTAAAAAACTGTTACCAATGACTTCACAATATTACAGCCAGGCGATTGTAATCGGCGCATAACCCCCGTTATGCAGGCCGTAATGGCGCAAACAGCCATTCCACCAGTTTTTTCACTTGTTTTGTTTCGGACGCTTCGCATATAAGACTATCCAATTTTTCCGTTTCTTGAATGAATTTGACGAAGCATCTATCTTGGACATCGTTTAGAAAATAGGTCGGGTCGTTATTTTGAACATTCGCATAAAACTCATACAATATGCGAATGTGTAATTCCGAATAACAATGCTTATCTCTCCAATGTTCCTGTAAAATTTCTAATATTCTAAAACAATGGTAATATTTGTCTTTGCACAAAGTGGTTAAATAAATATATAAAAAGGTTTGAACGCATAAAACACGCTGGTCGAATGTAAAATGGCTATTATTCCATAATAATATTAATTCGCACCATTTAGTTAATTTTATAAAATACGTGTTATTATTTTGCGAAGCAATGATCGGTGTATTTAGGCAAATATCGCCAATAACCTGTTTATATACAAATGCAGACGGACTGATTGAGTCGCACATGTGTTTCACGTGTATTTTTTCAACATACTCCAAATATAGATAATAACTATGAATCAGTTTCTCGTGCATTTGCTGTTTATTATATTTTAGCGAATGCAATACAGCGAATACTTGGGTCATAAGTTTCCATCCGTGATAAATTACTATATTCGAATTCGGCAAATCTGAAATGATATGCGACGTTTGCATATACTTCAAGTAATCTGCAGTATGCATACTATACAATTCAAGCATCACTTGCTTGATATTTTCCATTTAGTTGATATAAAGAATTATGATATATAGAAACACAGAAATTATTCGTTAAAACTGGCGCATAATTCAAGAATAGGGGGTAATATAATAATTAGTAATAAGCATTTAAAGAAATTATAGTAGAGATTTTATATTTGAAATGAGTAAATCAGAAGCACCTCCCGCACCTCCCGCACCCCCCGCAATTACCACGCCCAATGGCTATAGACTACCCGAAGTCACTACATTGCAGCACGCGATCAAGTTATCCATTGTCGAAGACAAGCCCGTCATGATGGATTATTGGACAAATTCATTAGACAAAACAGTACTAATTGGTGTTCGCGAGAACCAAGAAAAATTACTGGTAAAGAGCGAGGAAGAATATACAAGTCCTATTGTGAAAATTTACAAGGTGGGGAGTGAATACATTATTGTAACCGAAAATTCCATTTATTTAGTTGATGTAGAAATACCAACCAAGCGCATTTCTTCCTAAATTCACATATATTACATCTATTTTGAAATAGGTGTAATGAAACTTGGTGTAAAACTCTAGAGAATTAGATACAGCTGTTGCCGTTGGGTTTCGTCAAGACTATCCGGAAATTGTATATCAAATTCGATGATTAATCGCCCAACTGTATTTTCGCGCCGCATGCCCAAATTAGCTACAATCTTGGTGTAATTTGGTTTAATCACAGACACGTTTGTAGCATTATTTAAGGACAGTGTTTTTCCATTGATATGTAGCATTTCAAATGCAAATCCACAAAGCGCTTCCTTTAAAGTTATCGATTTTCTAAAACACAAGTCTAACCCGTTTCTGCGAAAAGGGGTTGTATTATTTATATGTAATACCACTTTTACATCTCCCTTTTCTTGGTGTGCGGATATATTCCCCCTTTCACGCAAAACGATGTTTTCGTTTTCGTCACTGCCCGGTGGAATAGTTACATACAAGGTTTCTTCCTCTTGTATTTGGACATCTCCCACCATAACATATCGTTCAATTTCAATCGGGAGTGTGCAACCCGTATAGGATTGTTCTAATGTAATTGTTACATGAATTGTAACTGGGTCTGGTAATTTCGGAATATGCATACCGCGCATCGCATGTCGAAACATTTGTCCAGGTGGCGCCCCGCCCATTCCGTGAAAAATACGAATATTTGGCGGCATATCTCGACCCATCGCCGGCCCGCCACCCGAAAACAACATTTGGAAAATATCACTGATATCACCAGAATCCCCGTGATGAGACATATTCATTGGAAAATGCATCCCCGCAAACCCGTCAAACGGTGTTCCGTGGATACCGCTTCCACCAAATTGTTGCTCAATATCATAGGCCTTACGCTTTTCTTTATCACTCAAACAATCATACGCGCTATTGATTTCGCGTATTTTTTCACCCGCACCTGGGTCGGAATTTCGATCCGGATGATATTTCAACGATAATGCCCGGTACGCCTTTTTTATATCCACCTCACTCGCATTTTTAGCTACGCCCAATATATCATAATACGTGGGCATTATATTATAACACTATTCATAACGTTTTTATATGTTCATTTTCTACAAAACTATATTATTTATAGTGGAATCAACATAAATCCTAATTGTGACGTTAATTAAACTATGTCTAATAACATCGAACCTCTTTTCATTTCAAAATATAAACCGTATTATATTGATGACTTCTGTACATCCGGCCAGTTTAAAAATGTTCTACATTCTCTCATGGAAATAGACGATATGAATATTTTGGTTTCGGGTGGCGCTTGCACCGGCAAAACATCCCTACTCCATGCAATTATTCGCGATTACTATGGTCTTAAAAAACATCAAACTTTTCCGGAAAATAATCTTCTATTTATTAATAATTTAAAAGAACAGGGTATTAGCTATTTCCGCAATGAAATGAAAACATTTAGCCAATCTCGTTGCTCCATATACGGTAAAAAGAAATTGGTGATTGTAGATGATTTAGACATGGTGAATGAGCAATGTCAGCAAGTATTTCGAAATTACCTAGACAAATATAAATCGAATATCCATTTTGTATCCGTTTGCTCAAACATTCAAAAGGTGATTGAAAGTATTCAGTCGCGCGTACATATTCTACATATCGATAAACCATCCATTGATCAAATTCGTTCTATTATGCTGCACATTATTGGACAGGAGAATATGAACATATCTGCAGATGCGCAAAAGTATTTATTACATACATGTGATCATTCCATCCGTCAGCTAATTACCATGTTAGAAAAGATTTGGATTTTGGTAGATTCAGAACAAATGATTGACCTGGATCAATGTAAAAAAATCATTTCCACCATTTCATCTGAACATTTTGAAAAATATATTACCTACATACAACAGGATCAATTGGTGAAAGCCATTCACGTCATGTATGATATATATGATTATGGATATTCCGTTATCGATATATTTGATTTTTTCTTCCATTATGCGAAAGGTTCTGCACTTTTAACAGAAACCGATAAATATACACTTCTTCCGTATTTATGTGAATATATAACGTACTTCCACAACATCCATGAAGATGAAATTGAACTGGCGTTATTTACTTATACAATATTCCCCATGTTCAAACGAAGTGCGTAAAGTATTATGTATATATTATATACGTAGTATGTTGAAACAAATCTTTCGGGAAAATATTCCCATCGATAAATTATACGAATTGTTAGAAAAGGTTTGCCTAAAGACAGATAAATATTTTCTGGTCGATAATAATACTTACCGGAAAATAATTTTTCATAAATATCATAATCCCTTTTTGGAAGAAATTCAGCCATATTATCACAAATCGAAAATATTCTATGCGACGCGCGAATTTACATATAACTCATTCGTCAATATTATTCGTCAAATATGCAAGAGTAATAGTACTATGTTCACGTCTCATATCAAATATAATGAATCTAAATATAACATTGACTATTTTATCTATTTTTAGGCGTAACTATGAAATAATGTAATATGGCTACGTAATAATAATGCGACATTATATATATAGTTATTTATAATGACGTTCTTTACTGAAAAAAATATAACCTTTACACTATTGACGCTGGGCATAGTTGCGGCGGTCAGTTTTGCCGGAAATCGCGCAAAATCGGCTCTGTCGTCTGATGATAATGAAAACGATCTAATTCGCAAATATTTGCTAAACGATAGCCCGCTATATGGCTACAATCGGCCAAAATTATGGATTCATACAAAATACGAATACAATGCGCGCAAATGGAAAAGCTTCGGTTCTCGAAGTACAACTGATCTAAATCAGCCATATATTCATCTGACGGTCAAAACGATTATTCATCATTGCGGAGATGATTTCAATATATGTTTAATCGACGATGACTCATTTAGTCAATTATTACCCAACTGGAATGCGGATATTCGCACCATGCCCGAACCATTCAAAGACCATTATCGTGAGCAGGCTTTTGCTGAACTACTTTATATTTATGGTGGAATGTTTGTCCCGAATTCGTTCGTATGTTTGACGAATCTGATGCCCTTGTACAAAATGGGCATCCAATCAAATCGCCCGTTTGTATGCGAAATGGTCAATAAATATCCGAATATTATTTCCGAACAACGGTGGCGTCAATATACATCATCCACCAATTTTATGGGTGCTCAAAAGCGCGATCCGCAAATGCACGCATTTGTTGATTATATGCGAAACCGCAACATGTCGCAGCATTTTTCATACGAAGCAGACTTTTTCGGCTACACATCGAAATGGCTCAACAATGAAGTGGTTTCGGGAAATTTCAATTTGATCGACGGAGCATTGATTGGTATAAAAACCGCAGGTGGAAAACCCATTTTATTGGAGGACTTAATGGAAGAAAATTCATTGGATTTATCAACATCTAACACATATGGTGTCTATATACCCGCGAACGACGTACTGTCGCGTATTAAATACCAGTGGTTTGCTGTAATGGAATCGAAGGAATTGCTCCAAACCAATATGAATATTACAAAGGTGCTCATTAAAGCTCTCGCCAATAGTTCAACACCTACATTGAAAATACCGGACATTGACCAGCGCACGGTCGTTTCAATTTAATCAAATGCACATACATTTGATACCCGCGAACATTCTATTTAGTGTGCCGAATAGAATGTTCTTACCTACCTATTTTGAAAATTGTATCCATCGCGGCAAATATCTTCAACGGTCCGCGTCGTTCTCCATCCAAATGCCTGATATACTTTGGATACATCGGCATAAACAACTGGAACATCCCCACTTCGTCGAATTCCAATTCTATATGGTACATTTACATTAGTGATTCGTTCAAACGTTTTCACAAATTCTAATACAGACGTACCTTTTCCGGTGCCCAAATTATATATTTCCAAACCCGGCTTAATATGTTCCAGTGCTGCGATATGGCCTTCCGCCAAATCCATCACATGAATATAATCGCGAATGCATGTACCATCGAGTGTATCATAATCATTTCCGTAAATAGTTAAATAGTCCAATTTGCATGTGGCGACGCGCAATATATAGGGGAACAAATTATTTGGAATCCCACGCGGGTCTTCTCCCAATAGTCCGGATGGATGAGCCCCTGCCGGATTGAAATAACGTAATAATGTGATGCCTATTTCTGGATGTGCTTTTTTATAATCCATTAAAATTTGCTCTTGAAAATATTTTGTCTGTCCGTATGGGTTTGTAATAGACATACCGATCCGATCCGTTTCCCGAATGGGCGCTGTAGTATCGCAGCCATATACGGTAGATGATGATGAAAATATGAATTTATTGCAGTGGTGCTTTTGCATAACCTCCAATATAGTTAGTAATCCATCCATATTTTTTCTGTAATAAACCAATGGATACTCGATCGATTCATTCACCGATTTTAATGATGCAAAATGAATAACTGCGTCGATTTGCCCGAACGATTCGAACACGGTATTTACCATTATTGCATCTAATACATCTCCTTCCACAAAATGGATCTTGGATGGGTCTTTTACTAAACGATTGATCTTGGACAATACCTGGATTGATGAATTTGATAAATTGTCTAATATGATTATTTCATGATCATATTGCCCCAATACCACAGCACAATGACTACCGATGAATCCTAATCCGCCAGTAAGTAAAACGCGCATAAAATTGATATATTATACATATACATCATTATATTTAACATGTTTCGTAATATCATTAATGCATCAAGATGCACCTTTATTGTACGCCGCCAATTACACAATCATTTGGCCCTCAATGCAGAGCATGCATTATCATTCGCGTTAAACACGCCCTTTATGGGAAAAAAAGATGCTTCTGAAATGCATAATATAAATGCATTGTACAAACGATTTTCAGAAAACCCACGTTTTACGTCCAAATTCCAGAATTATGTACATTCCGGCGCAAAATGTCCTCATACTGGTAAAAATAATCCACCCCACGACTTTATCTGCATACAAGACTCGAATAAACAACTCAGTGTGAAAACAGTTCAGACAAATAAATTATGGAAGATCTGTCCCCAAAACATTGGACAAATAACACGCGCACGATTTTGTTCCTATTTTAAATTGCATTTGAATTCATCTGATGTGCAAATCAAACAATTCATTGAAGCGTATCCCGATATAATAGTGGCGAATTGTTTCGAAAACACGTTTCATGTACCACTGTTGTTTTACTATAAAAAAGACGACGTGTGTTTATATATAGAGCGTTCATTAACCAAATCAATTACATGGAAGGAATACCAATATTCCTTTTCCCATATTCGCAAAAATCGGGGGTGGTCCGAATCTACATCGTTGTCTGTAAATTCAAACGTTCCGCAATATGAGAAAACGCAATCACTTTGCGAAATTCAACTTCATCAACATCGAAACTGTGTAAAATTCCGGTTTTGCCTGCGCACAATCTTATCCGAATTCGGTGATTATTTTACTGTTGAAAAATGGTAAAATAATCGTGTCTAGATCAAGTCTTCTTTTATTTTTCCTGTAATTGTTTGTAAAAATCCATTACCTTCTTGTTTTTTTCGTTATATTTTTCACATGGATATCGATTTTCAATTTGATTATAATGTTTATGTATCTCAGTATCATTAAATTTCCACGACCAATCTTCGTTGTTGTCGTCGCGTTTTCGAAATACTTTTCGTTGCTGGTATGTTTCAAAACATTGGAATATGTGATGCGCGACATAGGCACTATTTTTATTGATATCTTCCACATTCGCCATATGTCCCAATTGATTAAAAAAATGGGGGTGTGCTTTGATCATTTGTATCTTGTTTGTCCCAACCGCCCGATCAAATTCACGTATTACATATACATGTGGGCCACCATCAGACGGAACCCTCACGACACATAATGGTCGTACAAAGCTCTTAATATGCACGTTGAATTGTGGTTCGCAACGTGTATAATTTTCCAAAATCGTCCCCTGAGGTTTTTGATTATGGTAATTGGAACCAAACAACAGCCAGTTCATAGCAATCATATCGAAATCTTCATATTTGTGCAAAAATGATTGCACATTTTTGTCGTTAGGCAAAATCAAGAATTCGTCGGCGTCCAAATATAACATCCAATCGTAATGATTATCATTCGCATACTTGACCGCCTCACTTATCAAATTATTTTTTAATACCGTTTCACAGTCTAATCTGCGGACAAATACATTTGGTATATGTTCAACGATATTATGTATAGGTGTTTGCGATTTATGATCCGTGATATATATTTGGTCAAATCTGATGTTATGATGATGTATAACCCATTCTAAAATATCGGCTTCATCGCGCGCGTTTGTAAATAATATTGTTTTCATTTAAATATATGAGTTATTTAAATATACTCATATATATTTCAATTCAAAAAAACGAGCCTTTCTATCTCACGTATCATTGCACATTTTAATTTTAGCCCCATAGAATTAAAAGATTTTTTACACCATTGAAATTTTAAATCCGCACGAATTCGGTGTGCCGTTTATTTCTTTCAATGTAACCGTTGGATATAAATGTTCATCGGTTTATACCAGCGAAGATTTAAAAGGGGGCATTTTAATTGCTCAATGGTTTAAACCTGGCTTTTATCGTTCCACACCGCAATATTTTGCGTGATGCCTAAAGTTTCAATCTCGTGTATGTCGTATTCCAATAATTGCGGCAATAATACTTCCCAATCTTTATTCGCATGAATCGACTCGCTCATCCCATTATACACCTTTTGTATTACATCAAACACTTGTGCAAACCGTTTATATGAAAACTTATAGAAACATGTAAAATAATATTTCCGATCCGTCACGGCGACATTTTGCTTCAATATAATATCATCATTGTCGTATTTATTGTAACAAAACTGATCATTGATCACATATCGTCCCGATATCTTGAACACATTTTGAATATGTATTCTATGCGATAAAGTACGCTCTAAATATAACAATAGTTCGTATGTTTGTACAACTTCGCCGTAAATTTTATGCGCGCTTTTGTTGGTATATTCATTCACAATTGTATTATTGGTTATATTTAAAAAATGATCAACCGATTTATCAAGTAATACATATTGTTCCTCTGTAAAAGTGGAATTATCAAATAATACAATTATCACATCTGGAATATTGGATCGAATCGATACAATCGTATCCAATGTTTGTGCAAATCTCTGATCGGGCGTGTAAATTGACCGCGTAGATGAATACGAAAAGGGTAATTGCGTCGTGTAAATTTTTGACGTAATAATTACCACATTTTTTGCAGATTTTTGATCATTATAGGCAATCAATTTTTGCATATTATTATAATTACTAAAATACTCACTCCAATAATCTGGATATATAATTTCAGGTTTTATTGTAAAAAAATGGTTCTTTTTTAGCATATTCAGCCGCTTTATATCAACTTCTTCAATTGAATTATACGAGAATGCGCTTGGATATTTACTCAATCGATTTTGTACCGCACATGGATAGAATTTATTTTGATACAATATTGGTAACCGAGTAATCATCATTAATGTTAATGTATAAGAATATGTTTCGGGCCATAATGAGGTTTCTAACCATAAATTTGGCCTATGTTTTACTAATAATTCATTTAAATGTTCAACCGATTTATACGGATATTTTGTAACATAGGGGACATTAATATTACCAAACACGATGAGTTCAAACTGGTCGGGCATAGAACGAATCATTTTAATTACATGATACACTAATATACAACCTTTCACGTCTGAAATATCGCCCAATACACCAATGACCGTTTTATCATTTTGCGTAGATATACGTTCCCTTCTATATTTAAAATCCGGAAGTGGGCATATAACTATTTCCTGGTTTTTGTTTAAATATTTCCCAAATGTGTGCAGATTACCAATATTTTGTGTATAAACAGTATTAAATTTATGTGGGTCAATCAGTTTATTTGGGACAATACGGTCTAATTCGTAATAATATGGGTGCGGGTCGTCAAATAATAATTTAAAGTCGTGGGTTATTGTAGATATATGCATTTTCATTGCAAAAATCGCATCCAACAATTGTTTTGAATGGCCAATAATCGAATTCACAAATATTTTCTTGATTTTTGATTTTAATGCGTTTAATAATCCACATGCGTCTTCAATGTCGGTTGGGTATATTAGGATTTGTTCGTCGTTGATGTACCAATGTATCTTGTTGTTAAATGTTCGGACTATTAAAAAATCGACATGTTCTTTGTAATTACTAATAATTGAACTCAAAAACATAGTGCATCCACCACCAAAACACGGGAAATCTACGATAAATAAAAATGCCTTATATTTGTTTAATTGATCAATATCTATTTTTTCCAAATTTCGAAACATGGGCGTATTACGTGTCTGTATAGTATATAAATAACACTGATCCAATCCGGTTGAATTCGCACTCGATTGATTGCTTAAACGGTCATATGTTTTTAACCCATTAAATTGCAATGCTATATTCATATTCACGCAACTGTAATCATATTCTCTCATTTTCTGATAACATGTAGTCAGTGTAGTGTGTGAGATTGCGTTGTGTTTTCCATTACGTAACCAGTGCAACACAGCGGGCATTTCTGTTGTAATATTTCCATAATATAGACAATTGAATGCGATATAAAATAACCAGTCGAAATTGTCTATTTTGTATGCTCGTCCCTCTTTATATCCGTGACGTATCCAATGATCTAATATCTGGTTTTCAGTAATAATATTGTGATCACGCAAATCTGTATTTATTTCAGCATATATTTTCCAATCGAAATCGTTTTTATATAACGGTAATTTTTCTCTGTATCCGCGCGTAATCCAATGTTCATATGCATCTTCTTGTGTAATTTTATTTTGTTCAATTAATTCCGCGTTTGCAATAATATAATGCCTCCAATTGAAATTTCCATAGTCCGCAATATTACGATTTTCTCGGTGCCCATATTCATTCCAATGTTTTATTGCGCGTTCTTGTGTTATAATCCCGTTTTTAATTAAATCGGGGTTTGATATCACATACCGTTTCCAATCAAACTCGTTCGGTACATCATATTTCTTTATTATATGATTAATGGTTTCCCTCGTTTCCTTTATTTCCCGCGTTTCGTTTATCCGTATCGGTTTTATTTTTCGATGTAAATAAAATGGAAGCATGCCCTACTATATTTATACACATATTAATAAATTGAATAAAAAACGATACAGAATCATTCAAAATATATGTGTATTGTTGAGTCGCGATAGTAAATGAAATTTTTTAGCATATCATCTAAAAGTTCTACTGGAACGACAATATGTACAGATACAATTCATTTATACACACAATTTTTTATTCCAAACGACAACACTCGCCTTCGTGAATTACAGCACTGCCTTCGCACAAATGCATCCCGCCAAGATATCGGATTTATACATTTATTGGGCGAGAGACTATATAATACAAAAGAGCTCGGTATCCATTCCAGTAAAATACTACAAACGGTCATTGGTCGGCGTATTCGGTTTCAAGATGTCTTTTCGTATATTCGCAAGAACGATCTGCGCGGGTATCATATATTGCTAAATTCCGATATTTGTTTTTCAGATACCGGCTTGCATAACTTGCGCAGATCCGAACTTTCCACCCGCAAACAAATGTATTCGCTATTGCGGTACGAATATATATCATCAAATTTGTCGCAATGTCCCCTATTTGGTCCCAGATTCGATAGTCAGGACACATGGATTTTTCATTCAAATTTCCCGATAAAAGAGCGTCACGAGCCCGCGTTTGGGTTTCAATTTGGGCAACCTGGGTGTGATAACAAAATGGTATATTTGATGCGCGTTCTTGGATATGAAATTCTAAATGATCCCCCATTTATACAAACATTTCACGTGCATTCAAGCAAATCGCGTAATTATAATATGAAGGATGCGGTACCACAACCATGGGGTGTGGTCGTTCCATATGGATATAATCCATTACAAATGCCGGTGTGTTTGGGTATTGATCTGGCTACCATATCAAGATTCGCGGGTGGATTGGATAATATTCAGTTTGAAGACAATTCAAAATTTCGCACATATATTGTCTCGAAAATCGAGGCAAATAAACAATTCATTATACCGCGCATTTCTGGAATTGAAAATAATGTTGCGGTCTATGCACACATAATCAAAGAACACGGGCCAAATGCGCATCCGAAATTGCTCGAGTATATACGTAATGTTACACCCGCTATGAAAAACAATGCGGGAATCCAATTATCTTCGATGCAATCACTCGTTCAATATTCCGACAATTATTTACGTGCATTCGAACATTGCGAAGTATTTGCCGGATGGGATTTACAGGGAAATTATATTGGACACATTGCACAATCGCACAATTATATGCAGCGGGTGTTTGGTCCATCGCGCAGTATTATATGGGCGCTTGCCTTTGATATTTTTCATTACATATATTCGACGCCTTGGACACATGCATTAAAAGGGCAGCGTATTTTGCTAATAAGTCCGTTTGAGGATACACTTCGTGAAAAAATACCCATTCGTGAAAAAATATACGACGGGATCGATTTGTTCCCAGATTGTGAATTTGTTATTTTAAAGCCCCCACAAACACAAGCAGGCGAAACTTCGCGCGAATTTAGTATAGAACTTGATAATTTTAAAACGCGAGTTGATGCGATATTGGATACATTTGATGTTGCGCTGGTGTCTTGTGGTGGATATGCGAACCCCATATGCGCACATATTTTCGAAAAGGGAAAATCCGCCATTTATGTGGGGGGTGTTTTGCAAATGTATTTCGGTATTTTAGGTGCGCGATGGATAAAAGAGCGTCCTGATATAGTAAGGTTGTTTATGAATGAACATTGGTCGCGCCCAAAAGAGTCAGAGCGCCCGAAAAACAGTAAAAATGTCGAGGGCGGATGTTACTGGTAATACTAATATATCCGAAACTATATATACAGTTTCGGACAAGATGGCGGAGCAAAAATCCTATCGTAATAAAATAATGGATCTTGTACAAGGCGGACCGCATCCCACTGGAAAAATTGTGAAAATACGTGTAACCAAGAAGAACCGGGAATTGTCTAAGGACGAAATCTTGGACATTCCCCTTTTAAAACCACAACAAGTAGTAGAAGAATCGAATGTCGTCGTCGTTAAAGGGCGGCTTAACGAGAAATTAATTGATATATTAGACGAACTTGCCGGTTTTATGACGAAACGAGGTGAGCCATTCCGCGCTCGTGCATATCAAAAGGCCCAAGAAACGCTCGTCATGTATCCGGCTGAAATTACACACGAAAATTATCATGCATTAGAAAAACTGCCTGGTATTGGGACTACGATTACCAAAAAAATCGACGAATATGTGAAAACGGGCACATTACGTGTATTAGAACGAGAACGGGCTGATCCGCAAAACGTCTTTTCCGAAATTTACGGCATTGGGCCCAAAAAGGCTTCCGAGTTGGTGAATTTAGGTATAAAAACAATTGACGAATTGCGCGAAAGACAAGACGAATTACTTAATGATGTGCAGAAAAAGGGTCTCAAATATTATGCCGATATCTTGGACCGAATTCCACGGTCCGAAATAGACGATTACAATGAAATGTTTGAAACCGCATTTGAAAAGGTGAAGATGTCTGGTGCAAAATATGAAATTGTAGGTAGTTATCGACGTGGGGCCAAGACGTCAGGCGACATTGACGCCATTATTACGGCAGAAAATAAGGAGGTTTTCAAGTCGTTCATAGACGAACTCTTGGACAAGAAGATAATTTTGGAATTGTTGTCCCGTGGTCCAACGAAGAGTTTGGTAATTGCGAAGTTGCCCGGTGCAACCCGCGCGCGCCGAGTCGATTTTCTTTACACATCACCGGAGGAGTATCCGTTCGCAGTATTATATTTTACAGGAAGCAAGATTTTCAATACTGTTATGCGCGGTCGCGCTTTGTCCATGGGATATTCATTAAATGAGCATGGTATGCACGCAATGGATGGAAAAAAGAAGGGCGGTAAAATAGATTTTTTGTTTCCGGACGAACGGTCTATATTCGCCTTTTTAAATATGCAATATAAAAATCCAGAGGAACGTGTGGATGGGCGGGCAGTAGTCGATTTGGCCGGTTCCCCGATAATTGAATTACCCGCAGTGCCCATTGCCGAAGTCAAGGAAAATATTACAATAGCCATACAAGAAATGGGTACTCGAAATGATACAGGTGTGACTAAAAAACAGGCGGAAAAGGAAGAACGGGAAGCTATAAAACGTGAAGACAAGGCGCGCAAAGATGCCGCAAAAAATGCGGGTAAGGAAGAAAAGGAGCGCATAAAAGATATTGAAAAAAAAGAAAAAGAGGATGCGAAACTCGCATTGAAATCTGAAAAGGAACGCGCAAAAACAGAAAAAAAACGTGCAAAAGAAAGCGCCAAACAAGTCACATTAAAGAAACGAAAGGCAATTAAGCCGGTAGAGAAACCCAAATCACCAGCAGAGAAACCCGATGAGAAGCCCAAATCACCACCAAAATCAAATGAAAAGAAAATAAAGATAATGAATGAGACTAGAAAAAGAAAACCCATGTCCAAGAAAAAAACGTTAAAAAATGCGCCAAATGTAGAAGAAGACCATCAGTGCCCCATTTGTAAAATCACACATGATGATTCTGGCTCGGACGACCCCGTTCTACACGCGATTCAACATTTTAAAACGGGTGGGGCCAATGTATTAGATAAATTGCACGAATCTACGTTGAACGCCATGTTAATCAAAACAAACGAGGTTTATCGAAATCTGGGTCCAAATGATTTGCCGCTTATTACAGACAATCAATATGATATTTTAGAGGACTACATCAAACAGAAGTATCCCAAAAATAATGTGGTCGGCAAAATCGGCGCCCCCGTTGAGAAAAACAAGGTCAAATTACCATACGAAATGGCGTCCATGGATAAAATCAAGCCCGATACCAAAGCACTAGTCACATGGAAGGCTAAATATAGGGGTCCCTATGTATTATCGTGTAAATTGGACGGCGTTAGTGGTCTATATACAACCGAAGGCGAAACACCCAAACTTTATACTCGCGGAGACGGGCAAGTTGGTCAAGATGTTACCCATTTTATATCCTATTTGAATTTACCCAAAGAAAAGGGTATCGTGGTGCGCGGTGAGTTTATTATGAAAAAAAATACATTCAAATCAAAGTATGGAGACAAGTTCGCCAATGCACGCAATTTAGTTGCAGGAACGGTGAATCGTGTTTCTGTAAATGAAACCGTATATGATATGGATTTTGTCGCATATGAAGTTATCGTACCCACATTAAATCCAAGCGAACAAATGAAAAAATTGGAGGAGCTCGGCTTCAAAACAGTTCGCAATGAAACCCATGGCGATATAACCAATGAGGACTTGTCCAAGATATTGGTCGATTGGCGCACAAATTATGACTATGAAATCGATGGTGTAATTGTGACCAATGATAAGATATATCCAAGAACAGCAGGCAATCCCGATCATTCATTCGCATTTAAAATGGTGTTGTCTGACCAAATGGCGGAAACTAAAGTTCTTGATGTAGAATGGAACGCGAGTAAAGACGGGTATTTGAAGCCGCGCGTTCGAATTGAACCCGTTCATTTAAGCGGAGTCAAAATCGAATATGCTACTGGGTTTAACGGTGCATTCATTGAGCAAAACCGCATTGGTGTTGGTGCTCTCATCCAGTTAATCCGTAGCGGTGATGTGATTCCGTATATAAAGTCGGTCATCACTCCGGCCGAGCAAGGTCTGATGCCCAATGTCCCCTATGTATGGAACGATACTCATGTTGATATTATGTTGGAAAACAAGGACGAGAATATGACCGTTCGCGAAAAGAATATTGCTGGATTCTTCAAAGGCATTGAAGTCGATGGTTTAGGCGAGGGAAATGTTTCGCGCATCGTAGAATCGGGATTTGATACTATTCCTAAAATACTTCGCATGTCCAAGAGCGATTTTTTAACGATCGAAGGGTTCCAAGAGAAAATGGCCGACAAACTGCACAAGGGAATTTCAGAAAAAGCGGAAAAGGCATCACTGGCCACTATTATGAGCGCATCTAACATGTTAGGGCGAGGATTTGGCGATCGAAAGATCGTACTTATTTTGGAAGAATATCCCGATATATTGACTTCAAGTGATGACCCGGCAACCAAAACCCGGAAACTAGCGGAAATTAAGGGAATGGCGACCAAGACCGCCACAACATTTGTTGAACACATTCCGAAATTCCTTACATTTTTAGACGAATGTGGATTTATGTCCAAGATCTCATCTACACCCATGCCTATTTTAGCATCTACCGACGTAAATCACATTCTTTATAAAAAGTCCGTAGTAATGAGTGGAACGCGCGATAAAGATTTGGAAAAGGCGTTGTCCGACGCGGGCGCATCACTGGGGACAAGCGTGAGTAGCAAAACATTCGCTGTTATTACGCCGGATGTAGAAAGTGATACCGGTAAGGTAGCCGCAGCGAAGAAACACGGCGTTCAAGTTCTAACTCCAGAAGCATTCAAGGAGAAATATCTAATGTAATTGTATAACTATGAATATGGAACGAGGATCAATGATGGTTGTGCATTCCGCAATAATCGGCGCACTATTGTATCTATTTATGACGTTTATTTTGGGGCAAAGCCAACCCACTGCCGAAAACCGCAGCATTCTAATCGCAGCGATTGCACTGATATATATGATTTTGTTTGGACACGGATTGCCCACATTTCCGTTAAAATCAATGTAAATAAATAGATTTATACTTCATACCCGAATCTATTTATTATGAAACCACTAAATGCCTATATTTGCGGATGTGTTCGAAATTGTGAGCAATACTTGCATCGCGTATTTAAAAATATTAAAAAAATAGCCGAGTTGTTTGATTCGTTTCGCATTGTAATCGCATACGATATTTCCGAAGACAATACATTAGAGGTCTTGAAAAACTGGGTAAATCAATTTAAAAGAGACCAAATGGTCGTTTTAATAAATCACGAATATGTTGGTAATATTCGCACCAAAAATATTGCGGGGGGGCGGAATGCAATTCTGCAATATATGCGTCGAGAAGATACGCCAAAGTTTGAGTATTTTATTATGATGGATATGGACGACGTATGTGCCGGGAATATGAATTTAAATGCATTACAATTATTTTTGGACAAGGAACGTACCGAAGAAAATGCAGAATGGGACGCCCTAACGTTCAATCGCCCCATTTATTATGATGCATGGGCATTGTCTATACGCCCATACGTATTTAGCTGTTGGAATTTTACAAGAGGAGGACTATTGGTCGAAGTAATGCGGCGTTATGTCCAAGATAAATTAACAGAAGTCGCAGAAAATGCGCCTAAATATGGGTTACTAAAATGTGAAAGTGCCTTCAACGGATTTGGTATATATCGAAGCGCAAAATTTGAGGGAGTTTTATATGAATGGAATATCCACAAGAACATCGAAATTATACCGCGCGAATGGATAACAGAAAATGAGACGGCGGTTGGGCGACTAGTTGGACTGCGAGAAACACCCGATGACTGCGAACATCGGTATTTTCATATGCGTGCTACACAATTGAATGGAGCACGTATATGTATTTCGCCATTGTGTTTATTTTAAACAATATATGGAGCACTTGTAGCCGCCCCTCCTCTCTTCTTCATGGACTTTCGCTGCTTCATGGTAATACGCTTCACCACGCCGAATTCACCCTTCTTTGCGAAAAAACCCGCCTTCTGGAGACGCTTCTCCTTCTTGGCGGTCTTGTGCTTCTTGGCGGAAACAATACGACCCCACTTGTTCTTCAACAGATCACTCTTCTCTAAACCCCCGCTTGTATGTTTCGCGGTTCCGTGAAACACCTCTGCTCTAGATCCAACAGTATGTTTATGTTCGGACATTTTATATACTAACAATAGAATTTTTTCAATTGTTAGCAGAACATTTTATTCGCGATTTTTCACAGATCCCTTGCCCCGATTTTTGCGGGTCCCCCCCTTTTTCACATAGCCGAATTTTCCCTTTTTCGCAAAATAGCCATATTTTTCTAAACGTAGTTCTTTCTTGGCCGTTTTGTGTTTTTCTGCCGAAACAATACGCCCCCACTTATTCATGACTAAATCTTCCACCGTCAACCCGCCACTGGTCTTGTACGCAGTTCCATTCACAACCTGCTCTCTCGAGCCAAATAATTCAGGATATACCTTACCCTGAATCGTATATGTCCCCGTTTTGGGATCTCTTACTGGCCGTTTCATCGTATATATTGTATGCAGAATATCTTGGTCGTCAATTGTCGTTGAACATAGGTCGCTTTTACACTTGCACTAATCACTATATCGGCAACACCATTATTTGGATTTTTCAATACCAAAATGGGGTACCTGCGGAAAATCATCGTATTTCGGGCAATATTACTGTAATTCGTCGCACTTGTTAAACTTGGATCTAAAATTCCCGTTTTCAAGCGCTTATACTTCGCCGCATGAGATTGATGCGTGTTTGTATGTCCCCACATGCGAGGTGCCATGTTACTGTATATATGTAACGATACATAATAACCCATATACTGTATATTCAAAAATATCACATAAAAACCCGTATAAAGAGTTTTTACAAAGAGAATATATATATAAAACATGACGCCGATCGGTCTAAATGGTTTTGGACGTATTGGGAAATGTATTTTTCTCCAACTGATTCACAATACAGATTTGCACATAAAGACAATCAACGCACCCGAGTTTGATATTCACAAATTGGAACACTATTTGAAATTCGATTCTGTACATCATTACGACAAGAAGTTTGATGTGAAAATATTGAACGAAAACTCGTTTTCAGTCAATGGGCGAATCACACATGTAATCCGAAATCGCGATGCGAAACAATTAAATTGGTCGTCGTATGGTATAAATCACGTGATTGACGCAACCGGCGTATATTTGACCACGGAAAAAGCAAAACAGCACAATGTGGAATATTTAATCATGTCTGCGCCTGCGAAGGACGATACCCCTCTATTTGTCTATGGTGCGAATCACAAAACATATGCGGGTGAGAAAATAGTCAGTGGTGCATCTTGTACCACCAACTGCATAACCCCAGTTTTGCGTCATTTAGAAGAGCGTTACGGTATCAGAAACGTGAATTTTACCACCATTCACGCCTCTACCGCGAGTCAAAAAGTGGTTGATGCGGCGCATTCCAAGAGTCGCACTGACCGCTCCATATTTAACAATATTATTCCACACACAACGGGGGCGTCATCATCTATATATAAGGTCATCCCATCACTTGAAGGCAAAATCGTCGGAACCTCGATCCGCGTCCCTGTTAATAACGTATCTTTGGTCGATTTGAACGTTGAATTGTCTAAAACCACCACATTGTCCGAGCTATTGGATATTATACGTGAAGACCCATATTTACAACTGACCAATACCAATTTAGTCAGCTCCGATTTCATTTCTACCGAATGTCCGTCCATTATAGATAGCACTGCATGTATGCACTTGGGCGATAACCGTTTTAAACTCATGGTGTGGTACGATAATGAATGGTCTTATGCGAGCCAAGTGATCAAGCTGGCGCAACTGATGTGTTCCCATGCGCAAAAGGACCGATTTTACATAGACAACCATTGCTTTACTGGACGAAATGTTGTTTTACGATTGGATTTGAACGTGCCCATGAAAAACGGGGCCATTACAGATGATTATCGGATTACTTCTTCGCTCCCCACGATTCGACGTATTTTGTCGGACGGACCCAAACGGTTGGTCATTTTATCTCATATGGGGAGACCAATTGTTCGAGATCCCAAATACAGCACTCGAGTTCTCCTTTCAAGGTTGGAAATGTACTTGAATATGACTGTTATTTTTTTACCCGACGGTGTTTCACAATCATCGTTGGATATTTTGCAACACGAAGAACAAACGATTTATTTGATGGAAAACATGCGTTTTCATGAAGAAGAGACGGAATATAAAAATATGGATCCGGACAATGAAGTGGTCAAACTCATCCAGCGTTTTGGCGACATTTACGTAAATGACGCATTCGGGTGTGCGCATCGTGATCATTTGAGTATTAAGGGAATCAATACACCCGACCGCGCATACGGTTATTTGATTCATACGGAATTGCAGGCACTCAATACGATTACTAAAAACCCCGGCAATCAGAAGATCTTGGCGATCATTGGTGGAGGTAAAATGGACGACAAGTTGGAATTACTAAAAAATTTATGTAAGAAGGCCGATCATATATTCATTGCGGGTGGGAACATTAATAGCTTATTAAAGAATGATATGACGAAGTATTTAGAAGAAATCGGATCACACAAAGCCAAAATCACCCTAATGACCGATGGTCTATGTGCATCGAATTTAAATGAAACCCCGAAACATATTTCTACCCAAGAATCCAGTCCCTATGAAAACTTTTTCGATATTGGAATTCAATCGTTAAACCGGCTGCATCAATTGATTTCACAGCATGATATTATATTTTGGAATGGGACATTGGGAGTGGTGGAAGATGCGAAATACAAAAAGGGATCGGAGCTATTGGTAACCATGTTAATGGAAGAATTGAAGTCACATCCCATGAAAAAGGTGATTGTTGGTGGTGGAGATACTGCCGGTTTTGTAAATAAATTCGAACATGGTTTTACGCACATTTCTACTGGAGGAGGGGCGGCAATTGAATATATCACATTTGATACATTGACGGGATTGGAATTGTTTCAATAATCCTTCTCATACCCTCGATTATTTTATCATTATAATGAATAATGTCTCACAGTATTTGTAAAGGTAAGCGCGTTACGCCAAATAAGTGCAAAAAACTAAGGGGGTGCAAGGTCGCATCGGGGAAGAAACGCACCTACTGTCGCAAGATACATAACAAGAATGTTAGGAGAACGATGAAGAAGCGTTCCACTCGCGCATAAATCATATGTTGTTATTCAACACATTATTTCATAGTAGAATCGTCAATTATCTAATCGTTCGATGGTGTATGATGCATTAACTGGTGTTCAATTTCTAACAGACGGTTGAACTTAGCCACACGCTCTCCTCTGCATGGACTCCCAATCTTCAGATATTTTGCACCAATTCCGACGGCCAAATCGACAATATAAGCATGGTTCGTTTCACCCGACCGATGGGATACGATCACATCATTACCCGCATCTATCATGAGTTTTGCGCCCTGTACTGCCTCGGTAATCGTACCAATCTGATTGACTTTTAACAAAAGGGTGTTTGCCCACATTTCAGTCAAACCCTGTTTTATTAGGCGCGGATTTGTCGTAAAGAGATCATCGCCCACAATCATCATTTTATCGGAAAAACGGGCGTAAAATTCTTTCCACGCACCATAGTCACTTTCGTGAAAACCATCTTCGATACTTTTCAGAGCCGGGTGTTTGTCTATCAAATCGCCGTAGTAATCGACCAATTCCGAACTGGTTAATAAGCGATCCTTTTCTACTTCATACAACCGCGTATCCGCATGATAGAATTCGCTGGCGGCGCAGTCCAATGCGATAAACACGTCATGACCCACAATATAATTGGATTTTTCAATCGCCTCTTCAATAACCGAAAGAGCCTCTTCTGCACTATAAATGGGCGGACAAAATCCACCTTCGTCGCCAATACTCTTGGCTTGCTCGCCATATCGCTCAACCAATATTTTTTTCAGAGTGTGATATACTTCGCAATATACGCGCATTTTCAATGATGTGGTCATGTCTTCTCGTGCGAAAATCATAAATTCCTGGATTTTCAAATCCTCAGTAACCCCGTGTTTCCCACCATTGATAATATTCACGAAAGGGGTTGGTAATTTCGTACTACTTATTTTGGACTTACGCAATCCATAATGTTCGGCGATATATTCGTATAATTCTAATCCTCGCATCTTGGCCGCTGTGTCCGCAATACAAAAACTGACCGCCGTACTCGTATTCCCTCCATACTTAGTTTTCATTTCTGTACCGTCCAATTGAATCAATTGTTGGTCGCAATGAGTTAAATCGACAATTGTTTTTTTGGACAAGACAAAATGCTGATTTAATAGACCCACATTTTCAACTGCACCAAATACCGATTTACCATGATATAGTGATTTATTACCATCGCGCATTTCACAGACCTCGGTTGAACCGCACGATGCACCACTTGGAGTAGAACCCTTTCCCAAACATTTCCGTGTTCGGCGGTCCAAACATTGTACTTCTAAAGACGGATAGCCGCGACTATCTATCATTTGATACGCCGACAATACATAGGCATTTTCGTATCGATACTTGCAATTCACACTATCAATTTGAATCGGTATTCCGGTACTAATATCAAAATCTTCGATACTACGTTCGTCTTTTAACCCAAGATGCACAAAAAGCGCGCGGAGACTATTACCATGCGCAACGATAAGCACGCGTTTTCCATTTTCAACCAAATGTTTAACCAACGTATCGTACGCTTTTCCTACGCGCATCTTTACCTGATCCAAATTTTCCCCGTTTGGCGGACCCACTCGGTAGGAACGTCGCCATGTTTTAACCTGTTCTGCACCATACAATTCCGCCAACTCGGTTTTATTTTTTCCAGTTAAGTCACCGTAGTCACGCTCTTGGAAATCGACCACGTGCATTAATGCAGTTGTGTTTGATTGCATATTTGCGATAATTTGAGCTGTCTCGATCGTTCGTACTAAATCACTTGTGAATATCGCATCAAACTCACAGTTTTGTAGTATTGCACCGGCGTCGGCCGCCTCTTTACGTCCATTATTGCTTAGCATAACGTCAGTGATTCCGGTGAATTTATTCAAATGATTCCATTCCGATTCGCCGTGTCTCAGGACAACCAACACCATTTTCTATAAATGTATTACACATTAAAATATAGTACATTTTACTCTATGTCGCAATAATTATGCGTCCATTAAAAACACGTTTTAGCTCATCATGCAAATTATCAGCCTCATATTCTTGGTTAGATAATACAATATAGTCAAAATATGCGGGCTTGAATATGCGAATATCATGCGCAAAACAAATAATTGGATATTGTGCATGAACCATATCTTGCGCGGCGCGAGATTGATTTGTATCTAAACATATACATTGTTTGGTACCAATGTCGCCAATATATTGTCCCACAACCAATACTCTATCGGTCGGCGCGATTTCGCATTTCGTTCGACAATGATCTAACGGCGACTCTTGAATATCAGATTGCATCAAAGAATATTCGTTAATAATTTGACTTGTCGAAATACCGATATTATAATCCATTTCAATGAATTTTCCTAATTCAATGGGAATTCTAAAAAACTCGCGCTGTTTTTCCTTATCTGCTTCCGTAAATGCATGGACAACATAATCGATATTATGTGTGTGTAAAAATGCCTCATCCATGACCAAAACATCTGTAATAAAGGCGCGATCTACGTAAATGCATGCCTGTAAAATGGACAATCGGTGTTGTTCATTCATAATCGGAACCCGTTTGTAACCAGCTGCGATCATATCCGAAACGACACCAACAATCAACTCAATGGGCTCGTCGAATAATGCGCGGATTTGTTCTAAATGCCGTAAATGTCCGACGTGAAATAAATCGAATATACCATCACAATAAATAATTTTCATAATTATGTATGTGTTATATTATGTGCGCTATTATAATTTCCCTAAATTCTGGATGGTTTTCAGAGCAGAATCTGGTGTTACCGAAATCGTATCTATATTTTCGCTAATTAAAAACTTGCAAAATTCAATGCTATCGGAGGGTTGTTGCCCGCAAAACCCAACTTTCACTCCATGCTCCTTGTACGTTTTTATAGCCATGCGAATCATGCGCCGATAACTTACGTTTTCGTCATTGGACAAATAGCAGATTTTTTCACTGTCTCGATCCACACCAATTGTAAGTTGCAATAAATCGTTTCCTCCGATAGAAACGCCGTCAATCATAGGGCTAAACAGATCTGCTTCAATCACATTGGACGGAATTTCGCACATCAAGAAAATACGCAATTCGTTTTCTCCACGTACAAGACCGTGAGACGCCATAGATTCAATCACCAATTTACATTCCGCTGGTGTTCTACAAAAGGGAATCATCACCACAACGTTCGTCATTTTCATCACATCACGCGCGTATTTGATCGCCTCGCATTCCAATTTAAATGCGTCTTTGTAATCGGCCGAATAATATCGCGATGCCCCGCGCCATCCGATCATTGGATTCTCTTCATTCGGTTCATATAATTCACCGCCAATCAAATTGCGATATTCGTTGGATTTGAAATCGGACAGACGGACAATCACATCATTCGGGTAAAATGAAGAGGCAATTTTTGCAATGCCCTTTGCTAAACGTTTGATAAAATACCATTTTCCACTGTCGTAGTTCCCAATGATCTGATATACCTTTTCGCGAATATCGTCGCGAATATTGGGATAATTGTACAGCGCCATGGGGTGGATTTTGATATAGTTGCTCACGATGAATTCCAAACGAGCCAATCCAACGCCACAATTAGGAATGAGTGAATTCTCGAAACTGCATTCCGGATTGCCCACGTTCAACATTAACTTTACTGGTAATTTCATATTCGCCGAGACGGCCAATTTATCCACATGAAATGGGAGAATACCATCATAGACGAATCCCGTTTCTCCTTCTGCGCAAGAAATCGTAACGGTATCTGTATTCTCTAATTTCGCCGTCGCATTTCCCACGCCGACCACCGCATTGAGTCCCAATTCGCGCGCAACAATGGCGGCGTGACATGTTCTCCCACCCTTGTTTGTAATAATCCCCGACGAGATTTTCATAATGGGTTCCCAATCGGGTGTAGTCATATCCGTAACCAATATATCGCCATGTTCAAACTCCGCACTGTCGTGAATGTCCTTCAAAATACGAACCCGACCACTGCTAATCTTATCACCCACAGCAACACCGGTCACCAATATATTACTGCGCTTATCCATTATATAATTGTGAATCTCGAGCGTTTCTCCATCATTACTATGAATGGTTTCGGGACGGGTTTGAATAATGTAAATATTTTGGTCCGTGCCGTCGATGGCCCATTCTACATCCACGCCCAGCTTTTTCTGAAACAACTTCGAATACGTCGCCTCCAATTGCAAAATGTAACGTCCTAAAGAAATCATTTGGTTGTTCGTCATGCTGTAATTGAGACGTTCATATTCGCTGGTTTCAACCTCCTTCACGCCGCCATGTTCTAAATCATAGATAATCTTGCTATTCTTCGCACCCTTCTTTTTGATAATAATTGGGTCGCCTTCAATATCACGCAAAACG